GGAACGAAAGGATCAATATGAAACTTTCGAGCAAGGCCCATAATATGAGCCAAGTGTTTACTTTGCAATTTGCAAAGTATGTCACGAGGAATTTCTTCCTCAGCTAAAGCGTGATAGCGTGATGCTATCGCGAGATCGAAAGGCATGATAGGCTCTTTCGAATTATATGGAGTATTATGCTCCACAAATATCCTCAAGGGGAAATAACCCTTGAGTTCGCGAATCGTGCCATCGTCATGTAAGGCGTATGGCCGCTCGCAATATACACCTCTGGTGTATCCGACAAATGATCCCTCATTTGTTTGTTTTACTTCTAAACCGAAGTAATGGGCGAAACGTTTATATTTTCGCCAAGTTCGTGACGTCCACCAACCTAAGAGATCGTCGCCTTTTATGACGAACAGTCCCTTAGGATCGGCAGAAATTGCCACGAAATAATGGATCAATGATAACATTGACCAGCCCAATGGCATACCCATTGGTGTACCTCTGTACCAACGGTACGGAGTTGCAGGAATCAAATAGCCCAATGGGATTTTGAATTCCTTAGCCATCATGCGAATTGCCTGATGGGAAATGGTATCCGTCGCACGCGACAGATCAGAAGAATACAGGCGATAGCCTGTTGAATGACCCTTCGTATTTAAACAAACGGGGTCTTGAGTGACGGAGTCACGGCACTGAGGGATTTTGTACAACAAGTTGTACAGCCTCTCCCGGTGACGATGGGCACCCATCACAGAAGCAGCGTGACTCTTAGTCACGACGCGAGCTTTCCAGCCATACTCACGTACGGCTAGAGGTTGAGCCGTCAGCAATGCTGGCGGCTTATCTTGTGTTGCAATATAAGAGGTAAGCGTCCTAAGACGCGCCTCTTGAAATTGAACACGCTTCTTCCGGTAATCCGGAAGATTCTTAAAGGATACCATAGTTAAGGCATCCTCAGTACGGACCGAACGAGGGTTTACCCGCTCGGCCAAATAGGCGTTTCTACCGCCTTGTTTGCGCGTCTTTTCAAGACACGCCGAATTAGAGACAATAGAAGTATTGCCTCTAGGAGTTGACCGAGTATAGTCGAAGTATGGACTTTTAATCCAAGCTTCGAACTTCCTCTGCCAAATAATTGGAAGTGGTTTCACTTCCTTAGTAACTGTAGCGAAATGCTTTTTGAGCATGACGTCACAGCCAATGCTGTCGATTTTCGGCAGCGCACGAGCTATACCAGTTATCAGGTATAGAATGGAATCGTCCAACGCTATAAGGCGCTGGACATCTCCTATAAACGACCGAGGAAAGAACTGACCTAGATCAGCTCGGCTCGGCCGTGAGTGTTCCGTCCATAAACGACGGAATTTAGTACAAAGGGCTTTAAGCCTTTT